GCGAACATTGCATCAATACAGAACGATAGACAAGAGGTTGTAAGACAGACCCTAAATGCTCACACTTTCTTATCGGTTGCGGCATGAAGATACCAGAGAAAGTATTCAGTATAGATTCACTGGCGCATCGAAAGGTGCGTTATATTCTAGATAAACCTAGTCAACTACAGGACGCAGTGTTAGATATTCTTGCAGACAGTAAAGTTAAATGGGCTGTTAAAGAATGGCAAGCACTCACATCTAAAATAGAATCATCTGACCTGACAGTAGGTGAGTACCTTAATCAATTTAATAAAAGGAAAACAAAATGACAACAGGATTTGGAGAAAACTTTTTAAGTATAAACTATAGGCTAGGTGTGGGTCTTGACTTCGAGTTCGCTGACAGCAGGGCTGTATGGGTTACTAATAGTCTGACTGAAGAGATCAATGCGGCATCCTTTGAGGGTGTCGTAATCATGCTACCCTTTATCGTGATAACCTTTGGTAAGATATGGACGGAGGACTAGAGAACATGGGTGACGCAACACATGGCGGCAAAGGTGATCGTGCAAGGAGCGTAAACTTAAATAGGTTTAACGATAACTACGATGCGATCTTTAACAAACAACAGACGGAGGTAGTAGATGGAGAAGGTAAAGAAGCTGACGATAAACGTCCTGCAAAGAGCGACCAACTGGGTGGAGAAAGAAGCCACAGTAATGAAGAGCAAGTTTGAATCAAGGTTTATAAAAACAATAAGAACTGCTGTTGTATTATCGTGTGTTTTAGTTCTTATAAATGTACTGTTAGTATTAAAGGGGTAAGCTATGCTTGATATAATTCTAGGAGTGTTGGTGTTAGTAGCACTGGGGTGCGGTATTAGATTGCTATACGAATCTGAGCTAATGATAGATGAACTCAAAAAAGAAAGGGAGGATGATAATGTTTGAAGAGATGTTTAGTACAGATCCATCACCGCAAGCAGTAGCTACATCAAAGGCGGCAAGAGATGTAGCAGATGGTAAGGTTCTTTTAAGCGTAGCTTGTAAGCAGTATGGCGTGAAGGAACAAGCAGTCATACAGTACATTATCGACAAGACTGAGTATGAAACAACGCTCGACATAATCAACGGCAACAAGGACACGGATTCAATAGGTAACAAATAAAGCTTGACACATTATAAAAACTACAGTACACTTCACATTCAAATTTTTAACCACCAAAAAGGAAAGTAACATGGCTATATTAGAAGGCTCAGCATACTGGGCATCAGTAACAACTCCGAATACAACTTTTGATCCTATGTATTCAGTCAACTTAGTTGTAGATGAAGCAACAGCAGAAGATTTTAAAGCTCGTGGCTTTACTATTAAACAAATGGACGAAGGCCCTGCTATTGTAATTAAGCGTAAGGTCGAAGGCCCTAACGGTATGGTTCGACAAGCACCAAAGCTAGTAGATCAGTATAAGAATCCATTAGATGCCCGTGTTGGTAATGGCTCTAGTGTTAAGGTTCAGTATAAAGAATGGGAATCAGTATGGAAAGGTACAACCTTTAAGGGTTTAGACTTCCAAGCTATGCAGGTTCTTGAGCTTGTTGAAGTCGGTACGCCTGATGGTGCTGAGTTTGATTCTTATGAAACAGCAATGGAGGATGAGTTATAATGGCTACAGTAACAGTAGATGATGTGAACTATGAATCAGACCTACTCTCAGACGAGGGTAGGGCAGTTCTAACTCACCTAATGGAAGCAGATAGAAATCTTAGAGAAGCTACACTGACTGTTGGTTTAATGCAAGCCGCAACAGTTACACTCATAGCTAATCTTAAATCTAACCACCTCACGGATGAGGCATTAGCAACAGAGGAAGTTGAAGCAACTGAGGAGTAAGGCGAATGCCTTTTGTTAAACATAAGCAACCTTGTCCTGCTTGTGGAGGTAGCGACCCAGTATCGGTTAATGATAACGGTACTGGGTGGTGCTTCTCTTGCAATACATACTTACCAAACTACAGCACAGCGGAAGTGCAACAACCTGATACCATAACGGACTTTGAAGTGTATCAAAGGAACAGCAAGATGGAAGAGAATCCATCCGCTTCATTCAATGAGTTAACTGACCGCAAGATAAGCTTAGCTACAGCTAAGAAGTACGGTGTTAAGTCAAGCATGATAGGCGGCAAGATAGATAAGCACTACTACCCTTACTACAATGGACATGAGTTAGCGGGTACTAAGATACGTAAACAGGATAAAGAGTTTGCGTGGACAGGTAGCTCTAAGGAAGTAGGATTGTTTGGAGAGAACCTGTTCAAAGCAGGTGGTAAGTTTATAACATTAACAGAAGGCGAGTGTGATGCGATGGCCGCTTATGAACTTATGGGTAGCAAGTGGCCTGTCGTATCTATAAAATCAGGAGCGCAAGGAGGCGTTCGTGATGTTAAACAAAGCCTTGAATACCTTGAGTCATTCGATTCTGTTGTCATTAACTTCGACAACGACAAGGTAGGGAAGGAAGCGGCGCAAGCAATTGCAAAGCTACTGACCCCTAAGAAAGCTAAGATCATGACAATGCCCGTGGACTACAAAGATGCTAACGATATGTTACGCCAAGGTAGACACGCCGCATACGTCAGTGCTTTCTGGGACGCTAAAATCTATACACCTTCTGGTGTACTAAATCTATCCGATCAGCTTGAAGCCTATCAAAAGCTAAGAGCAGAGAAGAAAACAGCCATCCCCTATCCTTGGGCGGGGCTTAACAAAAAGCTAGAAGGTCTTAGAGCAGGTGAGTTAGTTACACTCACTGGCGGCACAGGCTTGGGCAAGTCCTCAGTAACCAGAGAGATTGAACACTGGTTGATCAACAACACAGAAGATAACGTGGGTGTCATAGCCCTTGAAGAGAACTGGTCACGTACTGCCGAAGGTATCATGGCAGTGGAGGCTAACGCTAAGCTTCACCTTGATAGTGTTAAGTCTGAGTTCACTGACGAAGAGTTAGATGATTGCTTCAAGAAAGTATTTATGGGTGACAACGATGGTCGTGTCTGGATTCATGCACACCACGGAGTCAACAACCTTGACGACATCTTCAGTAAGCTACGCTACATGATCATAGGTCTGGATTGTAAATGGATTGTAGTTGATCACCTTCACATGCTTGTACTATCTACGCTAGAAAACGATGAGCGTAAAGCTATTGACGGCATCATGCATCGTCTTAGGACTATGGTAGAAGAGACAGGCTGTGGTATGATACTGGTGTCACATCTCCGCAGGGTTGAAGGGAACCGTGGACACGAGAACGGCATCGAGACAGGGCTTAATCACCTCAGAGGTTCACAAAGTATTGCTCAGTTATCAGACTGCGTGATCTCCTTGGAGCGTAACCAACAGTCAGAAGACAACATAGAAGCCTCGACCACTAAGGTCAGGGTACTGAAGTCTAGATACACTGGAGATGTTGGCGTTGCTTCTCACCTACTGTATGATAACAAGACAGGTAGGCTCAGAGAGCTAGATGATTATGATGCGGCGCAATTTGACGGAGAGATCATATGAGTAACTTAGTATTTGATATAGAAACAGATGGCTTAGATCCTTCTAAGATTCATTGCATCGTGGCTCAAGACGTAGACACTATGGATGTGTTCACGTTTGACAACACTCAGTTGGAGAAAGGTTATGGGCTACTGCGCTCAGCAACTAAACTGATAGGTCACAATGTGATAGGCTATGACATCCCAGTGATAAAGAAGTTAACAGGTATTGATTTGTTTGATAAGAAGATTGTTGATACCTTGGTGCTATCACGGCTCTTCAACCCTACACGCGAAGGCAACCACGGCCTTGAAGGGTGGGGCTATCGCTTAGGTTTTAAGAAGGGTAACTTCGGTCAGCAGGAGGATGCTTGGAGTTCGTACACACCTGAGATGTTAGAGTACTGCAAGAACGATGTACTGCTCAACACTAAAGTCTATGAGTCTCTGAAGCTTGAGAGCCGTGGGTTCACACCACAGTCAGTACAGATAGAACACGCAGTAGCTAAGATCATTGATCAGCAACGCACTAATGGTTTCTTATTAGATGTGCAGAAAGTTATGGGCTTGATGGCTATGTTTGAAACTAAGCTACACGACTTAGAGCAAGAGGTTCAGGAAGAGTTCCGGCCTGTAGTTACTACTCAGATACTAACACCTAAGTACACAGCGACAGGCGCAGTAGCTAAGACAGCAACCGACCAACATGGCAAAGGCACACGGCTAACAGACGATGAGTATGAACGTATACTTTGTGACATGGACTCTAAGCCCATAGCACGTAAAACTGAAACACCTTTTAACTTAGGCTCACGTAAACAGATCGGCGAGTACCTAATTCGTTTTGGTTGGAAGCCTCAGAAGCACACACCTACAGGTCAACCTATTGTAGATGAGTCAACTTTAAATAGAGTTAAGGGTATTCCACAGGCCGCAATGATTGCTAAGTATCTTATGTTACAGAAACGCTTGGCTCAAACTAAGAGTTGGATCAAGGAACTTGACGAAGAGACAGGCAGAGTTCATGGATATGTAAATCCTAACGGCGCAGTGACTTCACGCATGACTCACTCACATCCTAACATGGCACAGATTCCTAGTAGTTCGTCACCATACGGCGAAGATTGCCGATCTTGTTGGACAGTACCACACAACTACCGTCTGGTTGGGATTGAC